AATGTGTTGAAAAAACATAAAGTTATATAAATATGTATTGTGAAGCGGGCGAGAAAACAAACTTCAGCACCGACGCACTGCGTTGAAGTAAGCTTGGAAGTCAATCCGCCCATGCATCACAGAGGGGGGAAATGATCCCTCGTTGCCTGATAAAGACCTCGGATAAGGCGCTTCGGTTATATTGGTCAACGAAATGATGTTTCCTCCCTCACCTTTATTATTAATTAGGATTTAAAATGGCCAACAAAAAAAATAAAGAGATCAATCATACCAATCTCGTAAATATCAAATCAATCACCGACAATCAAAAAGTAGTTTTTGACTCTTGGAAAAAGGATAAGAACCAATTTTTATTTGGTGCTGCTGGAACAGGTAAAACTTTTATATCACTCTATCTTGCATTAAAAGATGTATTGGATTTAAAGAAACCTTTTGACAAAGTAGTGCTTGTTCGATCACTTATTCCTACCAGAGAGATTGGATTTCTGCCAGGCGATGAGGAAGACAAGGCTGCATTGTATCAAGTGCCATATCAGAACATGGTGCAGTTCATGTTTGAAATGCAGAACGAGCAACAATTTAATAATCTATACGATAAACTAAAGGGACAAGGTACATTATACTTTTTATCAACTTCTTTTCTAAGGGGGTTGACATTTGATAATACAGTCATTATAGTAGATGAATGTCAGAACATGAACTTTCATGAGCTCGACACAATTATCACCAGAGTAGGGCAGGATTCAAAGATTGTCTTTTGTGGAGATTTTGATCAAACAGATTTAGTGAGACAAAATGAGAAAAATGGACTACACGACTTTTTACGAATCTTGACAGAAATGGAAGAATTTAGTTGTACAGAATTTACGATTGGCGATATTGTGAGGTCTGGTTTTGTTCGCAGTTATCTTATTAATAAGATTAAGCTTGGTATAGGGGTTGAATGACAAAATTGTTATCTGATTATTGTGTTTATGTTGAAAATCATATGTCTTTAAAAATATGTGATGATATTGTTGATTTTTTTGAATCTATTCCTAATAAAAAACGAGTTGAAACTAAAGATAGCAGGCCTAGATTTACAGAATTTAATTTTACTAGAGAAAGTAGTTTAAATGAAGAATTGCACAAAACTATTTGTCAATATTTGTTAGCGGCGGTTGAAGATTATCGGACTGAGATTAAAAATTTTTCTGTATGGGCTCCTAAAAATTTATACTTTCAACACCTTAGAATAAAAAGATATATATCAGAAGATAAAGATGAATTTGATACACATGTTGATGTAGGAAGTACTAAAAATGCAGGAAGATATTTAAGTTTTCAATGGTATTTAAATGATGTATCTGATGGCGGCGAAACTGAATTTACTGAACTTGATTTTAAAATTAAACCAAAAAAGGGAGCTTTATTAATGTTTCCCCCTGTTTGGATGTTTCCACACAAAGGCAATTTATTAAATTCTGGAAAAAAATATATATTATCTTCATATTTGCTTTATCCAGAACCAGTCTTGAAAGAGGACGAGGAACCACAATTGCCAAAATTTAAACTTTTTGAAGGATTTCAATAATGGATTTAAACAAATTACGAGAACAACTAGAAATTGATGAGGGTGTCAAGTATGAGATTTATAACGATCATCTTGGGTATGCTACTTTTGGCGTCGGCCATCTGGTCCTTGAGTCTGACCCCGAAAATGACTGGGAAGTCGGAACGTCTATTGATACTGTCAGAGTCCATCAGGCCTTCGAATCGGATTGCGAGAGCGTCTTGCGAGACTGCAACATCCTTTACGAAGACTTCGATGATTTGCCAGAAGAGGTTCAGCAAATAATTGCTAACATGATGTTCAATATGGGCCGACCTCGCTTGAGTAAGTTCAAGGGTATGAAACGTGGAGTAGATGCAAGAGATTGGAATGCAGCTGCTGATGAGATGGTTGATAGCGCATGGTATCGTCAAGTAACCAATCGTGCCGAAAGATTAGTGAATCGAATGAGAGAAATATAGAATAATGTATAATCATGTACCAGTGAAATTACCAGAACTAAAAACAACAACGATAAATCATCAGAGATTTTATGTAACACCGAAGGATAATTATTATCCATCAATTACAACCGTTTTATCAATCCGAAATAAAGAAGGATTGGTGGCATGGCGTAAGCGTGTGGGTGATGATGTAGCAAACTATGTTGCAAGAACTGCTGCAGCAAGAGGAACCAAAGTCCACCATATGTGCGAGGATTATCTGAATAATATGGAAAGTGACTGGCCTGATAAATGGAATGAACATAAGAAAAACTTTCTTCCTTGGTGTTTATTTGGTGAATTGAAAGATAAGGTATTGGGAAACATTAGTGATATACATGCTCAAGAGTGTGGTTTGTATAGTGATAAATATAGAGTAGCGGGTAGAGTTGATTGCATTGCAAAGTACAATGATGTTCTTTCAATCATCGACTTCAAAACATCAACAAAAGTACGATCTGATGATTGGAATGAAAATTACTACATTCAAGGCTCCGCATATGCAGAAATGTTTACTGAAATGACAGGGATTGATACAAACCAAGTAGTTATTTTAGTTGTTACAGAAGATGGTACAGTCCAAGAATTTATTAAGGAAAAGGGTAATTTTTTGGATGCATTGAAAGGCACCGTTATGGAATGGGAAAAACAGAATGAAACAGATAGTAAGGGCCATCCGATTATTTACAGATAAGCTAAAATCTTATATTTTTATGGGATTGCTTATGGTGTTAATACCATCCTTTGCTATAAGTCAAAATTTAGCTCCTAAACAAGAAAATGGAAATAACTCAATTGAGAAAGTTGTACCTACAGTTGAGTTGCCAAATGCTTTTGAGCAGCCGCCTTATGGTACTATTTTCATGTTACAGAAACCTGTAGCTTGCAATGATACTTTAATGGTGAAAAATTATATTCAGAGTATGGGTGGAATGGTGCCTGTAACAATGGGCACAGATTTAAATTCAATGGGGGGAATATCCTCTCTCGTACAATTGTATGCCAATCCCATCACTGAAAAATTTGTGATTGTGGAGCATTTTGCTATATCAAAGAGTTGCATTATTTTTCAAGGTGACGATTTTGATATAATTCTCCCAGACCGATATGATCAAGGGCCAAACGGATGAATAATCGAATAGAAAAATTAATGACAAAACGTCCACTTTTGCGGTGGTGGCTTTTTGTTATTGTAATGTTGTTGGCCACCTTTGGCGCATTTCAAACAGGAATTATTGATGAAGTGTATAAAGTTGATGTAACAGGATTGAGTTTTCTGATTATGGGAATATTAACTGTTATGTCAATTAAGTGCGGCATTGATACTATGAAATTAACATCCTATGATGATATTACAGAAAAGGATATTAATGAGTCTTACTCTAAAGCAGAACTTGGTTGGTTCGTATCTGACCTTTGCTTGACGTTAGGTATGATTGGTACAGTGGCAGGATTCATTTATATGTTGTCATCTTCATTTGCAAATATTGATGTTTCTAATGTAAGCTCTTTGCAAAATGTTCTTGCTCATATGAGTGCGGGTATGGCAACGGCATTGTATACGACTGCTGCGGGTCTAGTTAGTAGTGCATTTTTAAAAATACAATATTTTAATTACTCTGCTGAAGTTGATAGATTAGGGACAGAGATAGATGATTCGGAAAAAACCTAAAAGTTATCATTCGAATACATCATTTCTGGATATATTATTCAACACTCTAGTTGGATTTGTATTACTTTTTATTATTGCATTTCTTCTTATTAGTCCTGTCAAGAAGAAAAAGGAAATCGAACAAAAAGCGGAATATGTTATTACAGTCACTTGGCCAGGCGAATTGAGTGATGATATAGATTCTTGGCTAGAAGACCCAATGGAAAATATAATGTATTTTCGAAAAAGAGAAGTTGGGTTAATGCATTTAGATCGTGACGATTTAGGTAGTTTGAATGATGTACAATTTGTCCCTGGCATTGGATTGGTAAACTATCCTTACAATAGAGAGATAACAACTATTCGTGGAATTATGCCAGGCGAATATGTATTCAATGTTCATCTGTATCGTAAAACTCCCAAAGACAGTTCGATACCTGTTACAGTAATACTTGAAAAATTAAATCCTCATGTTAAGCTATTATATTCGAAGACAGTGGTATTATCAGAGCTTTGGGAAGAAAAAACAATTATAAGATTTGTATTGGGTGTAGATGGTGAAGTTAAGGAATCATTTTTTATATACAAATCATTAGTCGAGAAAGCTATTGGCACTAGAGAATCTCCCACCACAGGAAATTGGGATCATCTGCCACCTGCTGGCGCTGTTGGACCAGATGGCCCTCAGCATGATGCTCATGTTGGACCGCCGAACATACAAAATCGGGATGAAGAATAATGATTGAGCGTATCTACATTCCAACAGTTCGTAGGACCGATAACCAAATTACATTCAACAATCTTCCCGATGAATTAAAGGAAAGAGTTGTTATGGTTGTCGAACCTGCGGAACGACACCTCTATAATTACGATTGCGAGTATCTCGAAATCCCAGAGAAGATTGTTGGTACTTGGACTCAATTAGCAGAAACCCGTTTGTTTATTCATAAACACGCTGGTACAATCAAATATTGTGTTGCAGATGATGACCTTATTATCAGGAGAAGGAACGCTAAGTATTGGACTGGAAAGTCTAATATGGAGAAGTCCAAGCAAACTGCTACTAAAGACGAAATTCTAGATATGTTTGATACATTCAGTAACTGGTTCGATGAGCCAGATATTGGTATTGCAGGATGTTCTGATTGTTGGGCACCACCAGCGGCTACAGAATATGTAGATACAAAGGGTGTATATTCTATCGTGTTCTACGATGGAAGAATGATATCGAAGGTGATTGATGACATAGATATTACCTCATTGCGTATTGCAGAAGATGTTCTTTTTCTTTACGAGTGCCTAAATCGAGGTATCAACACCAGACAGTCAACCGAATGGACATACGATAATAAATCAATGACTGATAAAACACTCCAAGACACACGGGTAGTATGGACAGGTATGTTCGATGGGGATTCTGATAAAATCAAGAATTACTACCAGAGTGACGAACATTATAAAGCAATGAGATTTATTCAAAACAAATTCCCTCACGCAATGAAGATTTTTGAGAAGGATGGGAAGTTGAAGAATGTTAAGTATTGGAAGAGAGTTTATAAACCATTAGAGTCATCTAATTCATCTTTAAGTGAATTTATGTTGTGAAAATTCAGATGATTTACCAGCAGAGTATATGAAAGAAGTATTAGAAGAATGGATTGGCTTAATATATTAGGCGGAATTAGTGGCATAACAATATTGTATGTGTTGCTCATAGTGTTATTGTCTTGGAGCATCATTGGAATCAAAGGTCGTTGGATAACTAAAGGTTTGTTCATGGCAATTTCTATATGGTTTTCAGTAACATTATATTATTCATTTCACAATTTTATGGGATGGCCAACTGAAGAAACTATTAACACAAAATATTCTCAACTAATTTGGTTTCAAATTAAGGAGCCAAGTAAGGTATCAAATCATCCCGGCGCAATATATCTTTGGGTAAGAGAAATACCAGAACCAGAGAAACTTGAAGGGTTGGCTCTAAATCAATTAACTAATCCTATGGTATGGTTTACTTATCCAGATGAAACTGTGCCACGGGCATATAAACTTGCTTACACAAAGAAAAGACATAAAAAATTAAGAGAAGCGGTTGAGGCTCGTAAAAAAGGCACTAAAACATATGTTGAGTTAAAGAAAAAGAGAAATAGAACGCTCATCGATAAAGAAGTTGATGATAATATAATATTTAGATTAGTAAACCCGCATAACATTTTGCCGAAGGAATAGTGATGACTATTGACAAAGAAGAAATTATTGCAAATTTACGAGAAGTTTTTGATCCAGAAATTAGTATCAATGTGTATGATTTGGGATTGATATATGATATTTCTATAGATGAAAAAGAAAGTTCAGTAAATATTACTGCTACGTTAACTAGTGCTTTTTGTCCCTTTGCTGATCAAATTACAGAGGATATGCAAAAAGCTGGTTATACGAAAGATGGAAATGTTCTTAGTGTAAATGTGGACATTACATTTGATCCACCATTTACGATAGACAGCGTATCTG